TGCCATTTGTGCCAATTCTTTAATCTAAACCAATCTTCTGCTGATTCCTCCCATGTGTAAGACTTACCGAATTGTGGCGGTAGTAATGGCCGGCCGGCCGGAACTTGCCAGGTACGAGCGTTTAGCGGATCGCCATTGTGAATATGTTTTGAGAAATTGCAACTGCCTTCTAAGTAGTGAACTATCCCCAGTGCATACCACGGGCATTTGAGATTGAGTTTTGCAGTAACGGATAAATAACGCTGCTTGCCCTTAGTAATTAGCGCAACGGCTTTTGCTATTTCGGCTGCTTTGTCCTCATCCACTTGCATGGAGTCAAACATTGCTTTGTACTCAATTAAAGAAACGATAGGTTTTACGGATGCCATAGATTATAATTATTACAATTCCTCCAATTATAATTCCGATAAAAGGTATTCTGTTTGATTTCTTACTGCTTGTTGATTCTACCTTGCTAAGTGCCTGCGTATTGCTTACACTACCTGCTACACTATCCTTTGTGATACCATTGAACGTATTTGTTCGCTGCTGATATGCGTTCGTGTAGATTATGCGTTGCCGTAATACAGGTACATCTTTATACACGGTATCGTATAGTTCAATAGTTTTTGTGTTAAATTCCTGTAATTCGGTTACGATGCGGGAAGTGTCTATCACTTTAACGTGTACCGTATCACGTAGGTATATTGTTGTAGTTTGTTCCTGTGTAGTGGTTTGCGATTTCTTCACACTATTGCATGATGTCATAATCAGCACGAATAGCAAAGCCATAGCAAGTAACCACCACTTTACCCAACTGTCCGAATTATTCGGACTTTTCATCGATAGCTGCATATTGTTCGCCGTTTGCAAGGATTGCGGAAAATACCTCTAATAATGTAGGAAGAAAAGCTATTACCGTAGCCACGCTTGCCATTTGGTGGTCAGTTAGTTTAAATATCTGAAATACTGCCAACACGGTGGGGCCGGATAACAACCCGATAACCCTCTTTGATTTGCGATACCATTTTGGAGCGGGGTAGTTTACGTTAGTCAGCCCTATGCTTGTCTTTGCCATGTTTGAACTTTTGTATGTTTACAATTATAGTAACGATTGCCGATAGTATAGTGCAGTAGGTAGCCACCTGTGAGGCGGTAACGTGTGCTAACATCCATAAACCCATTGTGAATAGTAACCCCTTTACCGATGTGCTATCTACGTGCTGCTCCATTATTTCTTTTTTTGAACTTTATACAATGAGATGATATAATTATCTATAAGTTTTGCATAGTTACCCCATTGTTCTAAAATAGAAGGCGGTATTGGTATGTTTGCATCCATTACTTTACGGCCTTTCTTGTCATAGGCTACCACGTATGCCGTACATCCGGCTTGACTATCTCCGGTTAGTCCGAATATACTCCACGTTATTTGCGAAGTGGTATCTTTTGTAAACTTGTTGGACTCAACATCTTTGATTTGTATTGAATGTGGAATAGTATCCGTTTGCGTTTGCACTTGCACGGGTGCGGTTGTAGTTAGTGCGATTGATAGGGCGATTGCTGTTATCATATTACAAAGTTATTAGAATTTAGCGATTATTTTCCAGTTGGTGCCATCCGACATTATTTGTACGGTGGCATATTGTACGGATAGTGAATAAGTAGTTGCCCCATCAATAGTTTCGGATGCGTTACCATCTACGGTTATAGTACCCGCTCCGCTATTCTTAATAATCAGTATTCTACCTGTGCGACCCGAAGATGCTGGAAGTGTAACGGTGAAAGTACCGGAAGTACAATCAATTACATAATCATCATTCGTAGCGGTGTATGCGCCTGTTTTGGTAACGTAGGCTTGTTTAAATCCGATACCGGAGATTGAGCCGTTGACTTGTAATTCATCAACTCCGTTGTCGGTAGTGGTTCCTATGAGTAAAGTGTTTGCTAAATAATTTCTACTCCCACCAACAAAGTATAATCCCCATTTATTTGTGATTGTGCCGCTCTCTGTATCGTAATACAACCCGTATGATGTTGTTGCAGATGTTACACTTAAACCATTATACCATGAATAAATTGTAGTAGGAGTTCCGAAAGTAGGATTTTGAACAAAAGCGAATTGTGTTGCCCCTGTTGTTCCCGCAGTTCCAGAAATCTCAAAAAGCCTATCTGAAAATACAGTAGTTGCAGAAGGGTTAACCGTAGTTCTGCCCTTAAGCATAGTTGTGCCATCAACTTGTGCATTGCTTGTTACTGATAATGTTTGTGCCGTTGCCTTTGCCGATACATTCATTCCTCCACTCACCTGCAACTTATCAACTCCGTTATCGGTGGTAGTATTTATCAGTACCGCACCGCCCGATGCAATATCCATAGCCCTTGTTGCAGCAGCAGTACCCACATTCCACGTATGCCCTAATGCGTAATAAGATTGAGCCATGTAGGCTAAAGTATTACGATTGTATGCCTGTAATAATACTCCACTTGATACTCCTCCTGTTGGGGCTACCTCGAATCCCGATAGCCCTGCATTACTTACAACAAATTTATTCGAGGCGTTTGTTGTACCTACTCCAATATTGCCCGAGGTGTTAATAGTCATAGCCACCGCAGAAGCCGAATCCACAATGGATGAGTTACCGATAGTTGTGCTTGCCGTAAACTTAGGCACCCTGTTAGTAGTACCACTACCGCCAATGGTACCACCTCCCCCTGCACCAACCTTCACCCATGTACGTTTATACTTAATGTAAAGCGAACTATCAGCCGGCCTAATCAGTATCTGCGAACTATCAGCCGCAACTCCGGCGGCGGTGTCCTTTGTAGGAATACCCAACCCGTTTACGTAACGCACTTTACTACCTGTTTGCTGCCATTGTGCGGATGCTGATAGCGAACACAGAGTAAGGGTAATTAATAATAATCTTTGTAACATAGTTAGTGTTTATTGTACTAAAATAATAATTTTCTCCCCTGTAAAGAATGGCACTCCGGCATCTACTTCGAGCGTACCACTTGAGATAGTCCACTTTGCCCCCGTTCCCGGTGTTCCCGAATAAACAATGGTCTCAAACGATGTACCGCCACGTGAACCGTATAACATAGTTTTACCCGCCCCACCCGGTATAACGATAGATGTTTCCCCACCCCCGGCGGTGTATTGCAGTACCTGTGTAGTAGTTCCGCTAATAACAACCCCTGTGGGGGTTATGGTTGTGCCTGCTAATGAATACGCCCCAGTACCTTGATAGTTTACCTGGTAGGTGCTAATGTCCTTGTTATTGCCCTGTAATGAGATTGATTGTAACCATACTAAGCCCGATACGATAACCAACCCTCCTGTAGTACCGTTATCAATAACAAACTTGAAAGATACTATCTCCCTGGCAAGTTGGGAGTTCAGCATAAACAGGTACGAATAGTCATCTAACACCACCAAGCCATCGCAGGAGATTGACCACGAAGCAACATCCGGGCGGGATTCTTTGAACCATGCGGATGCAATGCCTGTGGTTTCCATCTCATTTACATTCACGCTGAATGTGCAATTCCTTGCACACGCAATTAGCGTATCAGTCATTGCGATTGAGTTGTAGCGGTATATGTTTAGCTTTTGGCCGGTTACGGGGGTCATATTATTAGCATTGTGCGCCTTGTTCTAAATCGGTGCCTGTTAAAGTAAATGGTGTACCCTGTGCGCATACAAACTGCCCAGGGGTTAATGTTGCAGCCGGGTAAGAAGTTCCATCACATGCAACGTAATCGCCTAACCAGTTGGCTGCTGAATTATTGTACCAATTAAAGCAGGGTGTTGGCGGTGTTGGCGGTATTGAACTTACTAATGTGTACGGCAAATTAGTATTAGATACCTCTAATGCAGTACCGGATATTGTGTTGTTAACGTAATCTAATGTGCAACTGCTATACGTAAACCTTGCAGTATTTATGCTAATTACGGATGTTGGGTCTTCGACTCCAAAGTTATCAACCAACCCGATTACTTTTGATCCGGTGAATAAATTGTATTGCGTTAATTGTAGGTTAATATTTGCCTTGCCGTAAATATTATACAATTGGCTAAATAGTAACGCAGTCAAATTGGCGTAAGAGGGGCCACCGGAAAACCGAGAAAATGTTACAAGTGCATTATCTGAAACGGATAAAATAGATTGTATTTGCGATACGTTAGTTGATGGGAATGGCCCGCCAATGGGCGAGTTAATAGACTTCTTATAAAGGTTATTAGATGTCTGATTGTATAAAGTTTGCTTTTTTGCTAACGTAGATGAACCTGTCTTTTTTAGATTAGCAATAAATACGGATGTTATTCCTGATGATAAAGCCCGAAAAGATATAGTTAGATTGCCTGTAGCGGGTGCAGGTAGTGTTGTTATTGTTCGAGTCTGAAAGGTTGTATTTGTTATCTCATCATCATAGTATTGAGTTGCACCCCAAGCCCCTGCACCTGATATTAGTTTTGCATAGTTTGTAGTTGACATTCCTGATGTAATCTTTATTTCTACACCTAAATTACCTATAACATTGCATTTAGTTTGATATTCTATTGTAATAATATCTCCCTCATTAACAACCCCACAGGATAAAGCGTTTAGTGTAGTATTAGTACTACCGGATGTAATTTGCGCCCCATAGATTCCATCAACCGTAGTCATTGTAAAAGTACCACCGCTTCCAAGCGACCTACTCCAATTAGTGGGTATGCCAGTACCGTAGTCAAGCAAAAACATATTGCCGTTATCAACCGTGTTTTGTGCATAGTTTAAATCAGATATAACCTCAAGCGATGTAAAGCCCTTTTTGATTACTTTAGTTTGGCTATTATCAATAAAGTAATAAGGTGTACTAACATCACTTAGGTATGGGGTAATTCTTCTGTTAATGTTAACCGTACTCAAGG